GTTTTGAATGTTTCCGCTTCTTGTACACGTTTGCGAAGTTCGGTCGTTGAAAAACTATGCCTTCTTTTGTTATAGAAAATAGGCATATTCAATTCTTTTCCAGTGAAACTTCTGTCGCGATATTCTTCTCCCACAATTCTAACATCAATTGGATAAGAATTCAAGATGTCTAAAAGGTCTTTTTCCGTAGCATACACAACGATTTCGTCAATATATTTGCAAGCTTGAAGTTGAACGTACCTCTCAAATATTGATTGAATAGGTTTATTCTTTTCAGTTCTATCTAAAGTTGGATCGGTTTGCAAACCAACAATTAAATAATCACACTGTTCTCTTGCATCCTTGAGCATCATAATATGCCCGGCATGAAATAAGTCAAAGGTTGAGCAGGTAAATCCTACTTTTAAATTATCTTTCATTTGTTATTTCTTCCTCAAAAAATTTTTCCAAACCTTTTTTCGTTTTCTTTTTATTTTTCTTTTTCTCTTCAAAATTCTGTATGAACTCAGATATATTATCATACAAAACAAATTGTTTCACGTTACCTTCCGAATCTTCATAAAGTTCGCCTTCATCCAAAATGCCAAACTGTTCAGTCGCTTTGTATTTTACATACATTTGTTTCTTCTCTTTTTGAATACGACGGAGAAATGCATAGTATATAATTTGAGTAAAATAGGCAAATGGATTGTTTGATTTTGTAGGATCAAAATTTCTAAAGTACATAATACAATTTTCAATACCATCACATATCATTTCTTCTCTAAATGAATATGAAATGAAATTAGGTTTTCTGGAAAGGTGTTCCGCAATCTTGAGAAAACATTCACCAATATAATTGGGAACAATTGGTTCTATTTTATTCTGTTTTACTGCGGTGTCACAATCATCTTTATATTTAATTAATGCTTGTAAAAAATCTTGGTTATTAACATAGTGTTTTGTTTTTGACATTCATGATTTCCTATTTTTTCACTTGACACAAACCAGGCATACGCATATAATGCTGGTGTCCAAGCTTGAGATTAATGTAAGGTATGTCCTTTAGAAGTTTCCTTGATTTCATCTTCATCTTCATCGTCCGAATCATCTGCTTGAGATTGTTCACTCAAAGAATTATCAATAAGTTTTTCATTCATTTTAATCACTTCATTACACTCATCAACAGCAGACAAATAATATTCAATCAAAGAAGATTTAGGTTCAAAAATGGAAACGATTCTATGAGCATGTATTTTTGCCATGTTTATTTTAACAAGTTCAGCAGGCATCCATGGGCTCATCATTACAAAAGATTTACCTGGTGTTACTCGTTTGAAGAAAAGCGTCATAGGGTTATTCATGATAATTGTATTCGTTTCTTCCTCAATTTCATAAGAAGCAATGATATCTTCTCCATCTTCTAATCTTATAATTTTTATATTATCCATTTTTTAACTCTATGTTATAGAACTTGTAATTAAACTTTTCTTCATCGTATATTTTAACTCTTTCAATGAAATGATTCAAGGTAAAATTTGCATGTTTACCTATTCTCATATCATCCGCAATATCAAATAAAGTTGCAGTTTCTTTATTATCTCCTTTTCTTAGTCCTCGACCTATCGATTGTAGATTGCGGACTCTTGATTTTGAAGGTGAAGCAAAAATAACATTATGAAGATTACGAATATTGATACCTGTACTAAATGTTCCGTATGATGCAATAATGATTGCATTTGATTCTTTTTCGGTGATTGCTCTGATTGATTCGCGAGTTTCTACTTCGGTACCTCCGAATATGAAGAATACTTTTCTTTCTTTGGCTTCAGTTTGTATTAAGTTGAAGAGAGGTTTTCCTTGTTTCTCAACAAACTGAAAAAGAATCAATGAATTTCCATCAAGAGATAATGCTAAATTCTTTATGAACACGTTTCTTTGAGTGTTCATTACTATGTATTCGATCTCTTTTTGATAGTCCCATTTCTTGCTTTCTTGACAAATATTATCTGGATATTTTAATATTAAACACTTAATCTTAAAGTCGGATAATACTTTACTATCAATCAGTTCTTTTGTTGTAGTGACTTTCAAAACAGGACCAAATAGCCCTTCTAATACAAGTTTATGCGTTTTTGTTCCATCTAAAGTGCCAGTACAACCTATTCTATATTTTGTATTCGATAATCCAGACATAATTGTCGTTAAAGATTTTGCTTTAAATTGGTGTGCTTCATCACCTAAAACAAAGTCGAATTGTTCAAAGTAAGATTGATTCAAATTATAGATTGATTGCCAAGTTGTAATTGTTAAAAATTTGTCGGTGTATTTTTCTTTTCCTGCATATTGACGATGACAATATTTTTCAGAATCATAACCATATGATTTAAAATCGGTGTACATCTGTTCAACAAGAGAAGTTGTTGGAACAATCAACAAACCTTTCTTGCATTGTTGTTGAATGTATCGTACAATTAAATACTGTATGAAAGATTTACCTGAAGCCGTGGGTGATAACAACAATATTCTTTTGTTTCTTATTGCATGAACAAAAGCATATTTTTGGTAATCTTTTGGTTGAAAAGGAACTTCTAAAGTTGAAATAAAATCTTCTGCTTCTTTAAGAGAAAAATTTTCTTCAAGTTCTACATCTCTATCTAATTGAACACTATAATTTCTTCCTATACAAAATTTCTTTATGTAAGGAATTAACCCGTAGTAAATTTGATTTGTTTTTAGATTGAACAGTCGTATCTTTCCATCCCACAATTTATTTTTGTATTCGGGAACAAATTGATACCCAGGAACTTGAAATGTGAAATAGTCACTTAACTCTTGAGCGACACTTCTTTCACAATTTATTTTTATGAAAGCCTCATTGACTTTCAAAATGTGAATGTCATACACCTTGAATAAATCTTTCCCATTCTATAAATGACCTAAGTTGAAACGTCCTACTATGTAGTTCTTTCAAAATCATCTCACAACAACTAACGATCTCATCATGTAAGGTTTTACTAGCAATACATTTCTGAATATCAACATCACCTTCCATATACGTTGATACATCACTTTTCAATACAAATGGAAATTGTTCCCACCCAAACTTCTTTAACTCCTCAGAACTCATTTTTCCAGTATAATATTCCCATTTGGTTTTTTTCATTTGATTGAATTTGAATTCTGCTTCTTTAGACAGTAGCTTATGTCGAGAAAGTATATTCAAATACTTGCTATGAAGTTTTGGAATATCCAGTAATGCTTTTCCAGGTTCAGTTCTATCAATCTGACTGTCTTTTTCCCATTCAACCATCAATTCATCAAGTTTAGACATAATAATCCTCCTAAGAGGAGTATATACTAATTAAAAAAGTTTTTCAATATCAAAATAGGTATATCTGAATGAGGCATCAGCCGTTATAATACTGTCTGGGCTATCTTGAGTTGATAGTGTGAAAGAAGACAATGAAGTGGGGAATACATTATAAAATTTAAATCTATAATATGGTGTGAATGACGAAGAGTAAATCGTTAATGTTGCATCCGAAAATTGTGGGTTAGGTTTATTGCTGAATTTTGAAAGTTTATTTAAATTTTCATACTCTTTAAAATTTTCTGGAAAAGTCATTCCACGAACCCAATCATGTATTTCTACCCATGATTTCATTTCTTCATCAATAGCAAAAGTAACATTCATAATATCATAAATTGCTTTTTCACCTGGAGAATACATTTCAACAAATGGTGTTGTTACCGCTATTTCACTTAAAGATATTCCAGGAACATTAACCATTTGACAAAAGAATTCCATATTAGGAATCCTCTTGAATGTTAAATGAAACTTATTAGGGTGTAAAAAGTTTTGATTTACAGGAGTGGTTGATAAAGCAGTATTAGCCATTGTTTTTTAAATATTGTGCTATATCTAACATAGTTTCTTTTTGTATCATATCGATAATTTTACTTGTTAACTGTATTTCTTTTTGAATAAAAAACATTTTTTCTTTGAGTTCTGACATTTGATTGTTATAGAACTCAAGTTCTTTCATCTTCCTTGCCTTAATATCAAGCAAGTCAGTTATAAGTATAATCTCGCTCATAATCTTATTTATGCATAAAAAAAGAGGAGAATCTTTCGACTCTCCTCTTAAAGGGCAGAACCCTAATTATCTCTCTAAGGAGACTTAATCAATTACATAAGATTTGCGATCTTGAATGCTCTGTAGTAGTTGTTGCTTGTTACATTAAGAGCACCGCTACCTTGTGTTGTACCTTCAGCAAATGG